AAAACGTGAGTTATGTAGTGGATAAATGGTACATAGGAAATGGCGCTGGATTATTTTACTCTTATGATGGATTGGCTTGGGAGAGAGTAGCGAGTACAGGCGCGGTAATGAATAATATTCAAAATATCCGGTATATAAAGGATAAGTACATAATAGTAGGGCATGATGGAGCTACGGTTTCTACCTCAGACGATGGCACAGCCTTTACCGATTTATTCTACGTTGTTGGCCTATCATTTAGAGACATCGCTTGGCATTTTGATAAGTATATAGCTACTAATTGGTTTGAAAATGACGCTATGTACTACTCGTACAATCTGGTTGATTGGTCTATACTCTATGTATCAGGAGATGGTGAACCGCGTACAACTAAAATTGCTTCAGACGGAGAAACTCGTGCTGTAATAGGAGCGCAACCCGGGGCGAATGGAAATAACTTAATTATAAGTGCTGGAAGTGGTTATTATCAGGACGATACTGATAATATTGTAACGAACACAGTTAATATTACTATAATGTTTAATTCCTATTTCTATATAGGTGGTAGTGGAGTATATCATACAGCTAGAGCGCCTGATGATTTACGGGGAAATTGGATGCGCGATCTTAATTCCTCCATAAATTGGATTGGCGGACTTGACGGAAGTGACATGGGAGACGTAAACGACATGGATAAGACTACTGACAAGCTTTTTATTGTCGGAAACATGTATAATGGAATTAATATGTACACAGAGAATATAAACCAAGTGCGACAAGCTGTTCTTGATACCAAACTAACTCACATCAAAGGGGTTGCAATAAAAAACTAAACAAGACTAAATGCTAATACAAGATTTCAATACAGGAAGCAAACTCAATGAGCAGGACAGAATACTCGGCTCTGCTTTTGTTGATAAAGGCAAATACAAAACAAAGAACTTTCTGCTCAAGGATATTCTCTCTCACATCAGAGCGGGACTTCCAAAAGAGTCGGGCAGCTTCAGCGTTCAGACAGTTACGCAACAAGAAATAGACGCGGCTGTAACTCCGTCAGAACTAATCAATCAGAATGAGAACGACTACACTGTTCCGGAGTACGCAATCACGTTTGTAAATATGATTAAGAACGCACAGGGAACTTGTGACGAGATTTACTTGTTCGGAAGGAACTCATTGACCTTCGGAGTAAATTCAAATCAATCTACCGACGCTGACTTCATTTTAATTAACAAGAACTCGTTAAGCGATATAGACATAGCGATTCAGAACGAACACCCGTTTTTAGGCTTGTCTGCAAACGACTCCCAAGCTGAGTTTAATCAGGCTATTTACGACTTACTTAAAAGTCAATCTGACCAGCTAGAGCAAGGGTCTAGCTTCAGCGTGAACAACAACCAAAAGGGTACTGTTGTATGGGTTGACACAGCCGGAGCTAACATATCTATTTTTATTCCTACCCTAATTAAAGCAGGGTTTAGAGCTAAGTATGTTCAAGTTGGAACTGGAACAGTAGTAGTAACCATGCAAAACGAAGATAACATTGTTTCCCCTAAAGGCTTAACCATAGGCGGAGACGGCGAGAGTATTGAGATCATAAAACGAACTACTGACAATAAAATATACATCGTATAATGCTGAACAACAGTAACATATCAATCGACACAAAGACTTTAATTATCGTTGCGCTCGTTGTCGCCTTGTTCTTCAGTCTTGACGGATGCAGTAAAATCGCTGGAATTGCTGGCGGCTACGACGTAATTAAAGAAACTGAGCGAACAACGGTTGACACTGTAATCGAACACAGGACAAGCGAAACGAACAACGACAGTATTAATCAAGAGAAGCCGAACAAGGAAACTCAGAAAGTTATTTTTAATAAAGGAAAGATTCGAAAAGTTGATTCTGCTTACCACATGACAGAAACAGAGCAAAACTCCGGCGCTCAGGAACTTTACCTAAATAAATATAAAGCCATTTCCATTGTTCCTAACGGCAGGATAGAAAGCGAAATTCTTACGACAGGAGAGTTGTATGGAACGCAATTTAAGTTAACCACTTCTGACACTACCACAACAAGAACAATTAACAAGGAGCGCACAGTGGCTTTGAGCGGCTTGTATGGGGTTGGCGGAACTACAATAGGACTTGACGGCAGAATTAAGGACGTTCAAGCAGGGGTTGAATATGTTTATAAAGCTCGTTGGTTTTTAGGAGCTGGACTTCAATACGACGTTGACCCGAAGATTGATCTTCCTGTTTCTGACAGAGCTGGAATAACTCTTCGTTTTGGAGTTAGATTCTAGTTTCTATTGTTGGTATAAAATATATATATTTGTAGTAAGTATTGGAAAACTTAAAAAACTACAAATGACAGGAGTTAATGAATTTATTATTGAGATAGGAGACGCCTTCGATAACACGATAAAGCACGGCTCTCTTGAGTTATACAAAGACCACAGAACGAGTCAACAAGAACAAAGCAACCGTAACGGAACGGTTGTGTGCTTACCTATAAACGGGGAATCAGACGTTCAGGTAGGAGCAGAAGTTATTATCGACCCTACTGTTCTATTTCAACAAACATACAAAGGTAAAACTCAAGACAGTCAGTTCTTAGTTGACAGAGAGAAGGGTTGGTACAGGGTTTCTCCGCAAATGGTACTCGTTTACAAAAATCCAAACGAAACAAATTACACAGGACATAAGGACAACTTGTTCGCCGAAGCCTTGAAACAAGAAGAGGTTAAGGTTGGTAGCATCTATCTTCCAAAAGCCAAGAACGAGCTGGAAGGAGTCGCTGTTGTCGCTATTAGTAACAAGGAACTTATTGATATCGAAGACATCAAACAAGGGAGTGTCATCTACTACCAGCTAAATCGAGAATGGGAGTTTGAGCTTGAGGGAAAGACGTATTTGTATTTAAAAAATATTTATGTACTAGGAAAAAAGGAAGTTTAAATATGGCTACGGAAGAAGAAAAGAAACCAATAAGCACCTATTACAAAGACATGCTGCCGGAGCTTGTTATTAAGTACAAGCTTTTGATTGAGCAGTGTTTTGAGATTGTTGACGAGCCAATAGACATAGAGGTTTCCGCAGACAAGAGACACGCTGAACTGCGTTCAAAAAGAGACGCTATGACTGACGCTCAACACTATGCGCAACAAGTGGATATTCTCGAAAATACAATAAACGGAGTGTCCGCAAACCAGTCTTCTGAAGGAGAACCGATTGCCGACGAAGCTGAAGCGAAGGCTAAGAATTGGGCGAAGCGAAACGCCAAAAAACCTAACTAATGATTACATACTTAGGCGAGGAAGTCACTGAAGATATTGTCGATAACAAAACAAGGAAACGCCGGAACAAAGCGAAGGCTTGGGAGCGCGGTTACAATGAAGAGTTTGACCTTGTGTGCATATCTAAGGACGGAACGCTAGGTTCAATATTTAGCGTCAACGGCTTAAATATTGGATTGCCTGAGATTCCTGAAGACAAGTCTAAAATCATAAACCACGACAAGCCAAAGTTTGAGCAGAAGTGGAAAAGACAACCTTTGCCGGAAGGACTGAACGCAGAAACAGAGAACGACGATAAATACGCTGATTACATTATACAGCAGTTCGAACGACGGGACGAGGGTGTTTATATCTACATAAACGGCAAGCCTATATACCTGACAGGGACTATGCACTTCTTCTTGAATTGGATAAAGCTCGACGAGGGATTCCCTGACTTTAGAGTTATTCAGAACGACTTAATGATTTATTGGGAAGCTTGCAAGGCAGACCCACGGACATACGGAATGTGTTACGTCAAGAACAGGCGTTTCGGTTGGTCGTCTATGTGTAACGCGGAATTAACTGACGCAGGAACAACGACAGAAAACTCGCTTTGTGGAATCATATCTAAGACCGGAGAGGATGCAAGGAATATGTTTGGCCGTTTGGTTCGTGCCTTTAAAAAGTTACCTAGTTTCTTTACTCCTGTTTGGGATGGAACAAGTAATCCGAAAAAAGAATTAAACTTAACAGAGCCAACAACAAGAAGGTCGAAATCTACGCCAAAGAAAAAGATAGACGAAGAAGGGCTTGATACGGTAATAAGGTTCTACGCAACAACCTTGAACTCAATGGATGGGGAACGAGTTTATCGTTCAGCTATTGACGAGGGCGGTAAGTTTCCGAAAGACGTTCCATTTGACGATTATTGGAGTGTTGTAAAAACATCACACAGGCTGGGTTCTCGTATTGTTGGTAAGAGTATGATTGGCAGCACAATGAACTCTCGCGAAAAGGGTGGAGCTGAGTATAAAAAAGTTTACGACGGCTCTGACCCGTTAGAACGAAACAAAAACGGACAGACAACAAGCGGACTATATAAGCTGTTTATTGACGCGGCTTTTTGTATTGAAGGATATTTCGACGAGTACGGGTTCAGCATCGTTGAAGACCCTGAAGTTCCTGTTCGAAACGAGTTCGGAGATATGAAGAGTACCGGAGCTATCACTTACCTGAACAACGAAGGCGAAGCTCTAAAGAAACAAGACTCAAAAGCATACTACGAATTTTTAAGGCAATTCCCTAGAAGCGAAGAGCATGCCTTTAGAGACGAAGCCGGAGATTGCGCCTTTGATGTAGCGAAGATTTACGAAGGACTTGAGTACAACGAGAACGAGCTTGACCCTTCAGATGTTCAGATTGGTAACTTTCAATGGAAAGGCGGAGTTCAAGACAGCGAGGTTGAGTGGATTCCAAACCCTAAAGGTAGATTTAGAGTAACATGGCATCCTCCGGAAGAGAACAAGAACAAATACGATTGGGTTACGTTGCACGGTATTCGAGCTAAACACCCTAAAAATAACCACTTAGGCTCTCTTGCTTGTGATCCTTACAACAGGTCGCAAACAGTTGACGGGAGAGGTTCAAACGGTTCTATTCATGGACAAACAAAGTCCCTGTTTTCTGAAGATGTGCCTTCTGACTTTTTCTTTGTTGAGTACATAGACAGACCTAGAACGGTTGAGCTGTTTTTTGAAGACGCAATTATGGTTATGCTCTACTTCTCTATGCCTATGCTTATAGAATTAGCGAACGAGAAATTCTTAACCGTACTCAAAGACAGGGGTTATCGCTGGTTCTCCATGAACAGACCCGACAAGAAATGGAAAGACCTATCTCCTACCGAGAAGGAGTTTGGTGGTATTCCGGCTCAAGGACAGAAGATTGGAGACGCACAGTTCTACGCAGTCGAAGCATTTATAAACGACCATTTAGGGGTTGAGAACAGGATTGAAGAGAATATGAGGAACAGACCTTTCGGAGAGATTGGAAGGAAGATGTATTTCAATCGAACGGTAAGACAATGGAAAGACGTTGACCCTGAAAAGAGAACAAAGTATGATGCTTATATCAGCTCTAGCTTAGTGTTAATAGCGAATCAGACAAGAGTATCAATCAAGCGAACAGAAGAACGAAAACCTATAAGATTACCAATTTCAACTTTCAACAACAGTGGAAGTCAAAGCAAAAGAAACTAACACATGAACAAGAAAAAGAAGACGAGTCCTTATCCTGACCCATTAGCCACAGTGGAAGAGAAAAACAATCCTGACTATGGATTGAAGTACGCGAAGTATATTTCAGACCAATGGTTTGACGGTGGAATTATTGGAGCAAGCGGCAAACATTCAACGAGACGAGAATGGATAAGGAACAGAAGGCTTTATGCTAAAGGAAAGCAAGATCAACAACGCTATAAAGATGTTGTTGCAAGAGAACAAGAAGACCTTGCTTTCCTTAATCTCGACTGGCGACCAACTAATTTCGCAGGGAAGTTCGTTAGAGTTGTTGCTAACGGAACGAACGAGGAAAATTATTCTATCAATGTTGCTGCCTTAGACCGTTTAGCCGGAGCAGAACGAGATGGAATTAAAGCTCAATTAACAAAGAATATGCGAGCTAAGGGGCTGCATGAAGATGCTAAGAACTTGCTCGGAATTGATGTGTCTCCAAAAGGCTACGTTCCTGAAGACGAAGAGGATTTGAGCATGTTTACAGGTATTAAACAACGACTAAAGTGCGAGATTTCAGAAGAGATTTTAATCAACTATGTGTTCAAAACAAACAACTGGCACAACGTAAAAGCTAAAGTTGACGAGGATTTAACTGCTGCTGGAATCGGAGTCTGCAAAGCCGTGACAGACCCACTTAACGGAATACGACTCAAGTATATCGACCCTGAATTTTTTGTTCACAGCTACGTTCGTGAAAAAGACTTTACCGACATGAAGTATGCAGGGGATATTGAGCCTACAACCATTTCTGACCTAAAGCGGAACACAGGGTATTCGGACGCAAAGCTCAGGGAGATCGCCAAGAGCTACGCACCTAAGAACAGAGATAGCGGTATTCGAGACTTTAGCACTGCGCCAATGACTGCATTAATGGAGTATAAAATTGACGTCCTTCACTTCTCGTTCGAGACAAGTAAGACTCTTGTTTACAAGAAGAGAAAAACAAAGCACGGTAATTTCTATGTTGAGAAGGAAGAGGGCTATAACCCGAAAAAAAGGGCAGACTACGAAAGAGCAGATAAGACCTATAACACTTGGTACGAAGGTTCTTATGTTATTGGAACAGATAGTATTTACAATTACAGAGAGTGCGAGAATATGATAACTGACGAGGGCGATCTAGCTCTTTCTGATTACGTTGTTCGTGCGCCGGACTTGTACGAGAATGAATTACACTCGTTTGTAGAGGATATTGAGCCTACGCTTGACCAAATGCACTACACCTTATTGAAGCTTCAACACTTGGTTGCAGAGATAAGACCGAACGGAGCGAACATTGATTTAGATATGTTAGCCGAGATTGAGAGCGCAACCAAAGGCGGCGGAAAAATGCAGTGGCAAGAGATTTTATCCTTGTTCCAAACAAAGGGGATTACTTTCTCAAAGCGTACCAACATGGGAGAGGACGGAGTTAAGGATTCAAGCGCAGTTCAAACTACTGCAAATGGAGTTCCTGCAAACCTTCCTCACTTGTTGTCTATTCTCCAAGACCAATATCAGAGAGTTAGAGATATTACAGGAATCAATCCATTCAGGGACGGCTCTCAAGGCGAACGTGCGCTTGTCGGGGTTCAACAATTAGCGTTCTTGCAATCGAATGTAGCTACCTCTCACATCGTTAATGCTTCTCTTGATATCACGAAGGTTATGTCAGAAAGAATCTCGTCAAGACTAACGGATATTTTCAGCCAACCACATCTAAGACAACTCTATGAGAGAGCTGTTGGCAAGGAGAATATGGACGTTGTAGAATCCTTGAAAGACAGAAGCTTGCGTGAGTATGGTTTTGCTATTCAACTCAAGCCTACTCAGGATGCAATCGCGGAACTGAACGAGGATTTATCTCTTGCTATGTCAGACAGGTCTATTTCTGTTGACGACAAAATGGAAGCAAAAGAACTAGCTCAAATCAATATCAAAATGGCTAGGGAGTTCATTAAGTATGCTAGAGCCAAGAAAATGAAGGAGCTACGAGAAGACGAAGCTATGCGAGCGCAAGCAAAAGCTAAGGCGGACGCTCAAGCGGCTCAGATAGCAGAAGAGTCTAAGAGGCAGTCGGCTCAGAATCAAGCTCAAGTTAATGTTTGGGAGCATAGACAAAAAGCGAAGATTGATACAATGTCAGACCAGCAGGAGCTAAACATAAACATGCCGCTCGAACAAATGAAGATGAAAAACGAGCTGACTAAAGAGAAGATTAGAGCTGGGGTTTCAGACGGGAAAGTCAAGTACACAGAAGAAGAGAAAATGAAACGTCAGAACAAGAATAATACTGACCACAGTAAAATGATTGAACAACGTAACGAGGACTCCGGAGCTATTGACTTTGAAGGGAATCAGAGCTTTAAAGACTTGATACAGTCAATGAGCAACAACTAAAATAACTTAGTTTACAAACATAAAAAAAAAGCCGAACTCAATAGTTCGGCTTTTTTTTACCTGTAACTGACTTACTTAGATTAGAAGAGACTGTAATTTAATTTAAATTCTTTATAACGGTTTTCTTGTTTATCAAAATACTCTTTATCTATTTCGTTCGCGACAAACAAATCAACATAATTATCAAACGCTATCCTATCACTACCCGAACCGTTGTGTCCGCAATAAACCCTCTTGCCTTTAAGATTAAAATCCAAAGCAATTTTCTTGTATAGAAGAATAGGTTTATGACAAGGATGTATTCTTTTTTCATTCAGCTTTTTATTCCCTTGTTGTGTCATTGGGTTTTTTAAGTCTGCAGCTTGACACATACCCGCCCAAAGTAAATCTATTTCGTGTGTGTAATTAATGCTTGAGCAATAAGCCATCTCATAATCTTTAAAACTCATTCCGGCTGCAACTCCTTTATTCCATTTAACCCTTCCGCTCCCTAAGCCAGTCCAATCAACATATTCAACACCAAAAATTAATTGATTTTTGGAAATTCGTTTCATTTCATCAAAATACTCTTGTTTCGGAGCTTCTGAATCCCACTCTTTCTCGGAATAAATTTTCTTTTTCTTGTTTGGGTTTAGTCTACTTCCGTTTTTTTGCTTTACAGTTGTGTTTGTTTCTTTCAAGAAAGCCATTTTTCCAACTCCTATTCCGTAAGGAATGTCGTCAACAACCCAGTCAAAATAATCGTCAGAAATGTCTTTTGTTGTTGTTCTGTAATTACTATTGTAAACAATGCTCTTCATTTCAATTCTACTTTTTTTTAAAAATGCCGTCTTTCCGAGCTGTCAGTCTTGACTCAATTAAGCGTAATATGAAAAATCGAACTGAGTTCGCACTTGTAAAGAGACGCCAGTCATTGAGTCTGCCTACATTGCCGACAAGCAAGGATTAATAATTCTCTACAAGTGTTGTGCGTTTTGAAAAGCTTCAAGAGAATATCTAAAAGGAGTTCCGTAATGAGGCAGAACTGTTATCGCTTGTTAGGTGTAATACTACTTATATCCATTCAATAGAGGGTTTTCCGTTGTAGCCTTTTTCCCAAACATACCACGCATAAGCAATCATCCCACTATTTTTCATTTTTACCCCATCTTTATATAATGAAACTCTTTTACTAAATTGGTAAACGGTTTTTAATGTAAACTCTTTATCCTCAAACATCGTTCTTCTTTTTTCGCTTTCTAAAAAAACGGTCTTTAAGAACATTGCTATTTTACTATTACTTTTTTTCTTTGCTTCCAATACAAATTCAAGAGCGTATTTAAAAGGTGGGTTTGTAATTATATTGTCTGCTACATATTCAGTATCAAAAAAGTTTTCTACTATTCCATAATCTCGGTCTATTAAGTCGCTACTTCTTACATCAAAACCGTTTTTTAAAAAGACTTCACTTATTGCACCATCACCACAAGCACACTCCCATATATTTCCATTAAAAACCTCTCGTTTCAATAGTTCATCTACTGCATATTTTGGCGTTGGGTAAAAATCGTCTTTCTCTCTATCGCCATTGTTTCGGCTACTTCCCACTATACTTAATGCTTTTGTCATATTTTTTTTATTCTGTTTAAATTTTTTTAAGCTGGTTATGTGCATCTACACTAATATTCAGGCGACACTATACAGCTTCTTCGAACGCGAATATACAAAAACTCTATTTAGTTTCTACTAACTTTCTTTTATTTCATTCTAAGTGCGTAATTCATAGGGCTTTATAGTAGTATTATTCTATTATATTTGTATCACAATCGAATATATTTATATAATTATTATACTATATGTCACAAGGAAATAAATTCAAATTCAATGCATCTAAGCACGGAAGCGGCGCAACTCTTAGCGAGTCAGAAGCCGAACCAAGCGGATATGCAAACGCAGTCGAACCAAAAGAAACTACTCCTGAGCCTACTCCTGAGCCTACAGTCCTGAGCCTACTCCTGAGCCTACTCCTGAGCCTGAGCCTACTCCTTCGGGATATGTGAACAGTCCTGAGCCTACTCCTACTCCTGAGCCTGAGCCTGAGCCAGAGCCTACTCCTGAACCTAAACCCGAACCACAGCCTGAGCCTTCTAAAGAAGGTGTGTCTGACGAGTCTGTTCTTGAATACTTAAAGAGCAAAGGGTACAAAGGGGATGATCTTGATAGTATTACTCAAGCTGAAAAATCTAAGTCAACTCCTAAAGTTTACGACGAGAAGACTCAAGCCTTTCTTGACTACCAAGAAAGAACAGGAAGAGGACTAGACGATTATGGCAGCGCGAACAAGGACTTAAAAACCCTGAATCCAATGGAAATCGCCAAAGACAGGATTCGTAGGGATGCCGAGGGGGTTGAACTGGACGACGACGAAGTAGGGTTTTTACTGGAAGAAGAGCTAGGGTTTGACCCTACTGATTCAGACCTAGACCCAAGAGAAAAAGCAAAATACAAGAAGTTTCACGGCTCTCATTTGAGAACTATGGAACAAGAACAAGAGAAGTTCAATGAGCCTGTCGAAGGTTTCACACCTTCAGCAGCAAAAAAAGAGTCTCCGCAACCGGAAAATGGTGCGAAGATTAAGCTGTCGAACGGGGCGGAAGTTAACGAGGGCGAATACGAACAAGAGAGACAAGCATATCTCGACACAAGAAAATCCGCAATGGATAAGGTGGACGAAGAGAGCTTCGTTGTCTCAACAAACGGTAAGGACGGCAAGAAGGATTATGACTATTCCTATGAGTTCAACGATCAGGACAAGCAGAGTATGTTGTCCATCACAGAAGACGTTGGTTCAATCTTGAGTAATTACCAAGAAAAAGAATCCGGAGAGTTTAATCACAAGGACTTTAATCAGGACTTATGGTGGACTCAAAAGGAAAACAGAAACAAAGCTATGTCTGCAATAGCATCTAAGATTCGCTCCGAAGTCATAGAAGAGCAGATAGCTAAAAGAAAGAACCTCAATTTCAATTCCCCAGCACAACCAGCAACCCCAAACAACAAAAAAGAAGGTTACGCTAATGTTGGAGAAACGAAACACGGGAACAGCTTCGGAGTCAATGTTCCATTTAATAAACGATAAACAAAAACACAACCTATGGTAATTCAAGGAAATGGCGCAGCAACTTCCCCAAGTGGAGATCTGCAAACCTCATACAACTACATGTCGGAGTACGACTATGCTACGGTGTATGAGCCAGACAGAGTAATGGACTTGCATCCACGATACGGAAACGGTTTAATAACCGGATTTGCCGCTATCACAGGAAGCGAAAAAGACTATGCATCTGATTTAGTAATGCACAAAGAACAAGGGAGACTTCATCAACTTGTTGGTGACGTAACTCTTACCGGAGACTCATTTGTTGCTCCGGCAGCACACAACTTGAGGGTTGGAGAAACTATCATCATATCCGACGGAACTGTTGAAGCTCAGGCTGATGTAACTGTTGTTACTTCTACCACTGAGTTCACTGCTGTAAACCGTTCGAATGTTGGAGCTTTCCCATTCGCAGGAGTAGGAACAGGAACAACCGTAACCTTGTTCGCTTTCTCAAGTGACTTTGAAAAAGGTTCTTCAGGATTCGTAACAGGAAAAACATGGAAGCCAGATCACTACGAGAATCACACTCACACCATGAAGGAGTACTTCGATGTTGCTGAGTCTGACATGGCGCACGCGTCTTGGCTATCCACACCTGAAGGAGACAAATGGTTCAACTACGACATGGAGCGTACAAGAATTGCAATGTCAAACAAGGTTGAAATGACCCACGCATTGAACGAACGAGCCGTTGTTGGTTCTGACGCTCAAATTGCCGGAAAAGGTGGTATGGATGGTTTCATTCCGACTGTCAGACAAAGGGGTAATGTAGGTAACGGATATGTCGAAACCTTACCACAATTAGACGACATCACGTTCTTGCTTAAAAAACAAGGAGCTGGTAATGTTTATACTGTATGGTGTGACCAAGTTCAGTTGAACAAGTTCAGTACTATGCTTGCAGGAGTTAATTCAAATTACTCAGGTGGAGCTAACTACGGAGCTTTCCAAAACTCTAGCGAGATGGCCGTGTATTTGGACTTTCATTCTTTCGTAAGAAACGGTGTAACCTTTCACTTGACCTCATGGAAACTTCTTGACGACCCAACTCTTTTAGGTGGTAATATGTTCGATTCTACAAGCATTGCTTGTCTGTTCGTTCCAGCCGGAGAGAAAATGGTAACTGAAGACGGAGCTACCGTTGCTAAGCCTTACTTGTCTATTCGTAGCAGAGTATCAGGTGGAGTAAACAGAAAAATGAAGACTAAAATCTTCGGACTTCTTGGAACTGAAACAAGGGAAGACAAGACTCAAGTTGAGTACATTTCAGAACAAACCAATCAAGTTATTGGGGCGAACGAATGGATGGTCGTTAACCGAGCATAAATCAAATAGAGACAGCGCAGTAGAGCAATCTGCTGCGCTTTTCTTTAACACTATAATCAATCACTCATTACAACACACATGCAAAAACATAAACTATACATATTAAAAGGTCAGCTTAAAAACCCTAATTGGGAATTAAGAAACAACAACGTCAGAGTCGCTAGAATCGACACTAAGGGAAAACACTTAGGATTAAGGGAAATTCAGTTCGTTCCCGGAGCGGCTTCTATTTGGAAGGAAGACAACAAGGAAGAGGGTAACCCTCAATCAATTTGGTTTCAAGAAGGTTCGTTGTCTGTTGACAAGTCGGATAAGATTAAAATCGAGTTCATTGAATCACACCCTGATTTCAGTGTTAAGTTTGAATTGTTCGACCCTGAAGTTAAAGCAGAAGAAGAATACAAAGTATTTGAGCTTGTAGAGAAAGCAACCTCTTTATTGAGAGAACAAGCAGGGAACGAGGATATGTTAGCCGCTACCGCAGCAAGCTTATTCGGAGCTGTTGCAATGTCATGGGGAGTTAAACAAACTAAACTGCGCTGTTTTACTTANGCTAAAGANAAGCCAGCCGAAGTAATTGACGCTCTTAATGACCCAGCGATTGAAGCGAAGTACATAGCTGCTTTGAGTATCAAACGCTTAGTCACTATGACGAACCCACAGAAGACTGCTGTTATTTGGAATGACAAAGAACGCGGAGTTATCTGCCATGTACCAGCCGGACAAAAAGCCTTGAAGGTTCTTGGAGACTTCCTTGCAATAGAGGAAAATCTTGTAACACTTCAAAGAATCGGAGACCTAATCGACGAGAAAGACGGCAAAACAAAGCCTAAATCTAAGGAAAAAGCTCCTAAAGAATAAAGCAAGATTAAGCAAAGCACCTTTGATTGATTGCGAAGGTGGTTTGATTTTTTCCGGTGCTATGAAACCCTTACTATTGTAGTGAGGGTTTCTTTGTTTATGCTCTGTTCAAAGTATATATTATATTTGTTATATTTGTTGAAAGTATAAATAAGTAATATCAATGATAGACAGGGTATATAAACTCATTCAAACAATCTCCAACAACGAGCTTAATGGAAACATATCGCCGCAGGAATACAATCTGTTACTAAGTAATTCTGTTACGGAGATTTACGAAAGTAACTTATATGAACTGAACAGAGCTGTTTATAGGGAAAGAAGAGGGCAATCGAATCAATTCTCAATAGAGAACCTTGCGGGAAAGTTCAGGGAGAAGATAATGCACTACTACACACATAGTTCTGAAAGCATCCCTGTCACGCTTCCGGTAAATTCACGCTACTTAGACACGGTTGAATACATGGGGAACAGCGTTGAGCCGACAACGAACAGGCGACATTTTAATTCAATAGTCAACTTTCCAGACACAGCACCGAACGAAAGCAATCCGATATACCTGAAGGTTGGAAGTAGCTTAACAATAGCCCCAACTTTAACAGGCTCAGTGGACTTGTATTATTTACGAGCGCCATTGACAGCTAAGTGGACTTACTTCGTCGTTAACGGGACAGAGATATTCAACCATGATGCAGACGATTTTAAGGACATTGACATACACTCGTCCGAAGAATATTCTCTCACAATCAAGCTACTGCAAAAACTTGGAGTCAACTTAAAAGACCAGCAGCTTATGGACTACGGCATAACAAAAGAGCAAATAGATTTTGAACAAGAAAAAGTTTATAACTAAATGACAACAACCGAAGACTACTACAACGGGGAAAATCTTGGAGGGTATCAGTACATGAAACTTGCAGACGTTGTTTCTGACTTTGAATTACAGAGCCATGACAATCAGTCGTATTTATACGGTATTCCTAGAAGCCTACTAATGAGACACGCAAAGAGCGCCTTAAAAACAATCAACAAAGATGCTGCTAAGGATTACAAAGCAATGGAGATTACAGTTGGGGGCGACTTGATTATGAAGCTGCCGCCGGACTACGTTTCATACGAACGAGTTTCGCTTCTTGTCGGAAATCTAATGATGCCGCTAGATATTAACGGAAACGTATCATACGGAGAGTCTTACCTTCAGGATAACGAGTTTAACCTCTTGTTCGACGACGAGGGAAACGTAATGAAAGCGAACGAGGACGGACTAGGAAGCAAGCCATTTAGAACCTATCAGATTGACAAGAAAGGAAATGGCGGCGGCTTCCAAACAGACACTTCAAAATACACGGAAAACGGATCTTTCTCTATCAATAAAAGAATGGGGGTTATATACTTCGGCTCTAGCCTTGTCGGGAAAGATATTGTTCTTGAGTACAAGTCCGACGGAGTTGATTGGGCGAATGTTCATGGCGAAGAAATTACGTTTCATAAGCTGCTCGAAGATGCAGTAAAAGATTTGGTTTACTTCAATAGTATTGAACGTAGAAATACTGCGCCGGCGAACGAGAAACGAAGAGCTAGAACAATGTACTTGACCTCAAGACACAAGGCTATAATGGACTTGGCAGACCTTGATGTTAAGGCGATTGAGAAGGTTTGGAGAAAAGGAAGTAAATGGGTAAAAGGATAATCAATGAGCGACATTAAAAGAAACTTCCTCAAGGGAAAAATGAATACGGACTTAGACGAACGCGTTGTTCCTGACGGAGAAACAGCTTACTCGCTAAATAATCTAATTACGAAGAGTGAAGGTGGGGACGTTGGAGCTATCGAGAACAGTCTAGGTAACGAGAAGAAGACTTCTTTAAACCTGACTAACGCTATGGCTATCGGTAAGTTTGAAGACGACTCTCGCCAAACCCTGTACTACTTCGTAACGGCCGACGAGAAGGATATTATTCTTGAATACAATGATATAGACACATCTGTTTCAGTTCTGTTGGAAGCAACAAGAACGAACGGAAAAACCCTGCTCAACTTCAGGAAAGACTACCTCATTACGGGAGTTGTAAAAATAATCAACGGGTCAGGAGAAGGGGATTTGTTTGGCTGGACGGACAACAACGAGCAGCCAAGATTAATAAACATTGATAGAGCAAAGACCTATGGTGTTGACGGATTTACGGAGGATGATATTTCACTAATCAAAAAGCCGCCTTTATTTTCTCCGAAGCCAAACCTATCTTTTGCTAAAACGAACGAAGGAAACGAAATAAATGACAAGTTTATTCAATTTGCCTATTCCTTTGAGTATGAAGACGGTCAAATAAGCGCCTTGTCTCCTTTTTCTAACGCTGCGTTTTCTCCTAAGAAATTTAAGTTAGATACTCAAACAATGGAAAACAACGGTATGCAAAATGCGTTTAGTGCTGTTGATATTGTTTTTGAAACCGGAGAGAAACAAGTGACGGATATTGTTCTTGTTGCGAAGGAAAGTAATTCAGTTACGGCTTACATTGTCGAGACGTTCAATAAGAAAGACAATAATTGGAGCGACAACGAAACAAAGTCATTCAAGTTTTCTAACAAAAAGATTTACAGAGTGTTAGAAGAGGCTGAATTGTATAGACTTTACGACAATGTACCTAGAAGAGCTAAGGCAATGGACGTTCTTGGGGGTCGCATCACATTTGGTAATTATGTAGAAGGATATAATCTTGTTGACAGGTTTGGAGAGAGTCTTAAAATAGATTTCGATTTGTCTTTGTTTACTAAAGATTTAGCCGGAATAAAATCAAGCCAACCATAACAACCCAGACGACAGCCGACGACCTTATTACTTTTGACTTGTCTCCGTTTGACCTGAACGCAGACTCAAGGCTTTCGTTTAACCTCAGTCTTCTTAATAAGACAGACGAAACAGGAACTTTCATAGGTAGTTATGACTTTATACTTTACAAAGATTTCGCCGACGTGTCTGAGCTTTGTGCTGACGCAGGATTCTCATACTTTATTGAAAGTGTTTGGACTGCTTCATTTGTCAGTGGCTACTCGGTTATAGAGCCAGAGAACAGCGAACAAACAACACATACGGGTTATGTGCTTGATTCATTTACTGAGTCTCAGTTCACAGTGAAAGCACCAACTATTACATACGAGATTGATGATACCCCAGAATTTCCTGACGACGACAATTTTACTCCGAAGGTTTTTGAATGGGGTTATGCATCCAGCTCGGCGCTTATGTATAAGGGCAGCGCGATTGACTCAAGTTGTAAAACAAACACAAGTTACGAGGTTGTTCAGTTATACTTGGACGAGT